TTTTTAGTTTTTAAAGTAGCAATAGTATCATTTACAATAGATAAATCACACTCTCCATCTTTTCCTGATGGTGTTGGTACACAGATAAAAACTATCTCAGTATCTATTACATCTTCTATTTTAGTGTTAAACTTTGGATCGTGTTTTGAAACATCATGATTAAGCATGATAAATCCTTCTCCAATTGCACTACCTACTACACCCCAACCTATAACTCCTATCTTCATTATAAACTCTCTATTGTCTTTTTTAAACCTTCTTGTAAAGAAGTATATTTTTCAAATCCTGTTAGTTTCTGTACTAAACTTGTATCAGGACATCTACGCAAAGCACTACCTTTTGGACTTGGCAGTATTTCTAATTTGGTAGGATCAACACCCATTATATCCATTATACATTTTGCAACATCACTAATGCGACTTTCTTCTTGTCGACCAACATTAACAATATGTCCACTGTGGTTAGCAATTAAATTATGCGTCATTTCTATTGCATCATCTATATAACAAAAACTTCTAGTATCATCGCCTTTAATATAATATTCTTTTTGTTTTACTCTTTCTACAAATTCACTTATAAAATGATCTACTTGTCTTGGACCATATATGTTAAAGTATCTAATAATTAACCAAGGTAACCCTGAGTTAGCAACTAAATTTTCTCCCAATGCTTTAGGTATACTGTAACTCCATCTTGGATTTATAATATCTTCAAAATGTATAGGTACGTTTTCATCTGTTGGCACATCGTATAATCCTTTATCTATTGCACCATTGAATATTTCACAAGTGCTTGTAAAAACAAATTTTGTATTAGTTTTAATATAACGTTTTATCAAATTAAAAGTAGGAATAGTATTGTTAAATGCAACGTCTGTTGGTATTTCATAAAACAATTTAGTACCATTAGTTGCCGCCATATGTACAACAACATCACAGTTTGGCATTTGATAAGTTCTTTCAGGATCACAAAGGTTTTCACCACTTTTCTTATCGTAAGCAGTAACATCGTTATTGGATTTTACATAGTCATAATAATGACTTCCTATAAATCCTTTATGTCCTGTTAAAACTATTTTCATACTTTTGCTCTGGACCATTTTTCCATTTCTTTTAGATTTCCGTGTTTTTTATTTTTCTTTTCTTGCTTGTCAAGATCTTTACGTTCTGCACCAGTTGTAATTTTTTCAATATACTTGTCCATCTTAGGATCCTTTTTTCTAGCACCTTTGAAGTGTCTAAAGTATTTGCCTAATACAGTTTCTTTAAGTGGACTGTGTGCAGTACGTTGCGGATGAAAATCAACAACACTTACTCCGTTATTAATTGCATCAATTACACAATCTGCAAATACATATGCATCGTTTGGTTTAGGAAATCTGTTTCTATCATTAACACTTCGTGACAAGTAAATGTCTTCGTATCTGTTTACAAATGTTTCTGCATAGTTGTGTTTGGTATTGAACCAATATATTCCTGTGTCTGCATGTTGTATATTAGAACCAGCATACTTGCCTTTATTCATTGTTACGCCCATGTAAGCCGCAATATTATCTATAGGACATTGTTGTTCTAACCATTCTTGTGTTATATCTCTGTACGTAACACTGTCTGCATCTAAGTATATGATTGTGTCTGCGTCTATGTTTCTACAAGCATGTACCCAACTAAATGCCTTGTATGCAAAGCCTCTACTAAAGTGTGTACCAATGTAATCTAAATATTCTTGCAAAGGTTTACCACATGCTTCGTATACATCAAGTTCTTTTAGTTTGTGTGAACTAATAGGAAGTTTCATATCTTCAGTGTAACAATACAAAGGAATATTGTCTGGCCAAAATTGCAGATAAGTTTCTACCATTTTGTTTGCCATTGAGTCATAGTAGTCTTTATTGAATGTTGTTATACAAGCAAATTTACGCATTGTTATCTCCAAAAATAATTGGCTTTAGATGTTCCCAACTTTCACCTCTGGCATGTTCTTTTTGTGTCCATTGTGTGTAGGCAATATCATTACACCACTGTGTTCTATCTATTTCATAGTTTAAGTTTTCTATATTTTCTAAACCTTGTTGTCTAATGGGCCAAATCATGCTACCATTTTCAAAAGCATAAGTTGGTATACCTTCGCATATAGATTCAATAGAACTTAAACTATTATATGTAATTACACAATGAGCAGATTGTAGGTCTTGATATAGGCCGTCTGCTTTACATTGATTTAATTCATTAGGCAAATAGTCTGCAAGACTATCTGTATTTTCGCTTACACTAATATCTAGTTTAGGATATTTTGCTTGTAGTTTGTTTGATAGTTTAGTGCCACGACTTAAATTTCTAGGATGAGGTCGTAATAATATAGGACGATCTGTATGCTTTTGGATCTCTAAAATTATATGTTCAACCCAATCATAAAAACTATCATACTCTTTGTATAAATTTAAAAGACTGCTGTCGCCTTCTTTTTGTCCCATTATAATAATTTTATCGCCACGACTTTTCCAGTCTTTTAATTGTATTCCAGTTTCTTTTTGAAATTTATTCCAACGATCTGGAGGACTGTTTTCGTTACCAAATTGTCCTTCTGTCCATTTGTAACTTGTCCACCCTAGTCTTGTCCAACCTAGGTGTCTTCTAAAACTTGCAGATTCGTTTACTAAAAAAGGTTTACCACTATCACGTATAAACCTATACATTGGTCCTTGCCAACCGTTATTGATTTTAGGTTTTAACAAGTTAGTTTGAATATATGCATCAGCAGTATGTGGCTCCTCAAAACTTTCAATGATTTTAAAACTATCACCGTGTTTTGCTAAACCTTTTTGTAAACAGGCTTGAACTGTTTTAACTGCACCTTTAATTCCTACAACGGAGACCATTCTGTACCTGTTTTGTTTGCATTTTTAATCCACAGGTCAGCGTAGTCTACATCTTGGCAATTTTTAAACCAAGGTCCGCCTTCAGTAAAATGAATTGCTTTAGGTTTTCCATCTTTTGGTTCCTTGTACCAACCTTCTAGCCAATTCCATTCATGACTAATTTCACCTATTTCTTCATCTTTTAACCAACTAAAACGATGCATGTACTTGCCTGTTTCTTTGTTTACCATACTAGGAATAACTTGTTGATTACTTGGATGTTCGCAATTCCATAACACCATTGAACTCCAATTCTTTCTTGGATATAAAGACTGTTGTTTGCCGTCCATCTTTGTTCCTTCTTTAGGAGTATAATCATGATGAACACACATTACAGCATATTTGTCATCTCGTTGTTGTAGTAGTTTGTCTACATCTTCTAACCAAAGAAAATCGCAATCGCAAAATAATGCCCAACCTTTATAGTCTTGTAAGTATGGAATTAAAAATCTTGTAAATGTAAACTCTGTTGAACCTAATGCATCTGTTTCTCTTGTGTAAGCACCACTGCGTCTTAGTTCAGGTAGTTTAAGGTATTTGATATTAATAGGTTCTTCAGTAGTATGACGTAAACTGTATTCACATACATCACTGGCAATTTTTTCTCTGGAATCGTAACCAATATATACTGTATTCATTTATAATCCTTTTCCGTAGTTATCGTCTACGTCTTTTCTTTCTATGTCAGTTTCGACACATTCATCTCCATGCTGAACTTCTAATATATGACATGGTTCTTCAAAAGGATTGTATCCTTGATGCCAAACTTCTTTGTCAATATCATAACCTTTTGTTAAGTGTGGCAATGTAACATCATTCACATGACCATTTAACTCTGTCTTTACTTTACAACAACCTTTAAGCACGTACCACATTTCTGCACGTTTAAAATGACGTTGCATTGATAATTTTTGTCCAGGAGCAATAACAAGTTCTTTGACTTTAACACCTTTACCGATAGTATACAAATCTCTGTACCAACCCCATGGTCTTTCAACTTTTGGATGTTTCCATTCTTCTAATATCCAACTACTGCTATTGGCTTTATGTTCTCCGCCTACACCAAATTTAAATTCAACTGCTGGATCGTCACCGTATGTAAGCATTTCTGGAATGTTCTTCCAAGTTCTGTCTCCGCCATTAGCAAAAATAATTTTATCATCTAATGAATTTAAACTTCTTGTTTTAAAAATCGCCGCACATGCACTATCATCACTGTCGTCGAAATCAATAACAGCGTCAACCATATAAAGTCTTTTTGTTATTTCAACACGTTCATTAAGTGGCATAAACGGTTGTCCTTTTTTGCGTGTTAGCCAATCATCTGAGTTAAGTCCTACCCAAAGTTCGTCGCCTAACTTTTTTGCTTCTTCTAAATAATGTAAATGACCACTGTGTATAGGATCAAATCCACCTGTTACTAGTACTATGGTTTTCTGTTTCATAGTACTATTTATGTGCGTATATAATGGGAAGTTTTTTATTTGAATAGTCAAAAGAAAAGACGCCGAAGCGCCTTTTCAAATAAAGCAAAATAGGTAGGACTTGGTTACACCTACAACCCTTTGACGCAGATACCTGTCTGAATCCCAGGAACCTAGTTCCGCTCGGTAGAGCGATGTGACTCAGCGTATTTCTACTACCAAGCCTGGGTACCACCCCTAACTAGTCAAGTTCGACCCTCTGGTAAGAGCCTCTTCCTTGCACTATAAACATCGAGCCGCTAAACTCTTTGTTGCTTATGTTACTAATATAACAAATAATGCTATAAAAGTCAACCTTTATTTGAACAAAAGTTGTCCAAAATGATCTTATTTAAATTGATGCATCTTCCATGCCTGCTACACGTAGTTTAGTAATGTTAGTAATTTGCCATTGCTTCATGTCAATACCTTTCATTACACCTAACCACTTGTTACGTAGCAGAGCAAACTCGTTGATAATTTTTTCAAAGTCAACTACGTCTGCTTCGCCGTCAACATATTTTTCAACGTCACGACTGCTTAATGCTCTTTGATAATTTTCCAAATACTGTTTGAAAAACTTTGATCTAGTTCTACGTAGTTCAATGTTTAAGTATTCTAGTACTGCTTCAATTTCTTGTAATTGACCAAAACGTTCTTCAACTATACCAGGCAAGTTTGCCGCCTGTTTTTCTAAGTTTCCAAACAATCTAGTTTCCTTACGTGCTTCTTGTAGTTCATTTTCATACCACAAAATTGCATCAGGAATATTACCAATGTCTTGTGTAATTCTAGAATACCAGTTCATTAATCCCACTCTTCGTTATCACTGCTATATGGATCTTCGTCCCAATCATCGTCATCATCTTTATGTCTTTTGCCTTGTAGGTCGTCCACTGCTTCTTCTAAGTATGGATCTTCACCTCCTAAAGCATAAAGAACATCTTCTTCGACGCCGTTGTCTTGACACCATTTAACATATTGCATTGCTAACTGTTCTTTGTTTGTCTTTGGGACATACTCCGAAAAGATATCCCAAAGATCAATTAGTTGGTCTTCACTCATTTCCGTCACTTGCTTTTTCCTCGATTATTGTACTTTCAACTTCGTCACCTTCTTCAGGTGCTTCGCTATCATCGTACTTATGTCTAATCTTAGAAAAGTCGTCCATTACGAGTTGTAAGTTTTCACCAGTCCAATCTTTACGATAGTGTAAAACTTCCTCGTTACGGCTGTTAACAAACTTGAGTCTATTACCCTGTTGTGTTAGAATTCCTTGTTTTTCAAACAAGTCTACTAATCCACTGTAAGGATCCATACCTGTTTCATATGGAATCTTTACTTGTACGCCTTCAAAAGGTTTTGCGTAACGTGTTTTCATTACCTTACATGCGGCTCTAATACCACGTACATCACTTACCTTTTTACCGTCTTCATCTTCTTTTAGTTTTAGTTTTTTCATTGCTACAACAATTGAAGATGCATACACAAATCCTTGTCCACCACTAATTTTATCATCAGGGTCAAACATATCTTGTGATGCGTATGTGTGGTTAGTACATACCATACCTACATTGTAACTACCAAACATGTTTACACAGTTTCGTACAAGTGCTGTAAGTGCCTTAGGTTTTCTACCCATATCACCTTTCAAATCACCTTTACCAAACTGATCAACATCAGTTGGAGTTAGCAACATACCTAGTGAATCAATAACAAACAATACTTTTGGTCTGTCTTCTGAATCTACTGCATCATAATCTGATCTGTAGTCTTTCATAAATTCACTAATGGTTTTTGCTACGTCATCGATCATACTCATCGATAAACGTAAAAGTTTACTTTCATCAGTATCAACACCTAATGCTTTTAACCACTTTTCATCAAGTGCATTCTCTGAGTCAATTAGTACTACAAAGATACCTTGATCTTGTGCGGCCTTTACAATGTTACCTGAAGCAAAGTAAGATTTACCTGCGCCGGATTCGCCAGCAAACACTGTAACCTTACCAAGGGGAATTCCTTTGTGGAAGTCCCCAGAGATAAGATGATTTAGTGCGTAATTGCCAGTCGAAACCCAGTCAGTTGGATCGTTAAAACCCATACCTAGACCTGTAATGCTCTTGGTAAGGTTCTTACGAAATTTACTAACGTCAAATGGTTTCGCCATGATTACTCCTTATTGTTGACGGTTGCGAATCATTGCTAAAATATCATTAGCACGTTCGCTACTTGGTTTGTCTTCTGTTGCACTTGCAGTAGTAGTTGCAGTTGCAGTCTCAGCCACTGGTGCTGGTGTTGCCTCTGCTACTGGTTCTGGTGCTGGAGTAGGAGCCGGACTTGCTGGAGCCGCCGCTGGCGCAGTTGCACCTTTGTTCGGATCACCAGTTGGAGCACTCATGCCTGGAGCACGAAAGTACTGTCCAAAACGGTCTGGATCATATGCTTCACCATCAACAGATGCTTCAAACATTTCTTGGATAACTTTAACTTCAACGTCTGATGGCTTCTTTGGTAAGAAGTCATTAAGGTTATGCAATCCATGTGTATCAATTGCAGTTTTTTCTTCTTCAGTTACTGCACGTTCTCTACGTGACCATTGTGAAGTTGAATAATCTGCATATCCACCTTTAGATGTTTTCTTAATTCTAAAGTCTACACCTCTTACATAATCTGTAGGAAGTTCTTCCATCTCAGGATCCATTAATGCACCCTTAATGATTTGGAAAATTTGTGGACCAATAATAAAACGTCTAATTGGATTTTCTGGAGTAGTATCTTCACCAATTGGATTGTCTACTACAAAGCCTTGGAAAATATAAGAACGTTTCTTCCAATATTTTCTACCTTGTGCTTCTAATGATGGATCTTTGAACCAACCACGTACTTCTTGAAGTACTGGACATGCTTCACCATACATTTCCATACATGGAACGTTTACTGTCACTGGACGTGAATCAGTTTGTCCTTTAATACCTGCAAAAGGAAGTTTGATCATCAAACGTTCTTTCCAAAAGAAAGTCGCTTCAGGATCTGCGTCAGGTAAGAAACGAAGTACTGCTTCGCTACCTTCTGCCATATTCCAATGTGGGTAAATTGCGTTGTCGCCGCCGCTTTGTTTGTTGTTGCCACTTGTGCGTGACTCTTGTTCGCGTAACTTTGCACGAATCTCTGCTAATGTTGCCATAATTTAAGCCTCCTATATTTTGCCTTTATGTGCCTGCTGTAGATATGTTTCTCTAACAACATACCTACTATTATATTTAGTTTTCCTGAAAAGGTCAACTAAAATTTGTGAAATTATTTAATTAATTTAGCCAATTTGTCTTTAATGTAGTCTAAATCTTCATTTTTTGATTCCGCAACATCTGGAATACCGTTGCCATTCTCGTCTTTCCACCATGATCCCATCTCATCATGTGAATCATATTTACAATCGCAATCCGGTTTGCAGTTATGCATTTCACAACCACAATCTTCACAAGTATATGTATGTCCTGCCATTAATTTCTTAACTTCTGCAGGTGCTTTTCTAGACTCTTCAACTTCGTTAGTCTTGCTCATAGCCTTTTTAACTTCGTCAGCGGACATGTTTAACTCTTTTGCTATTTCTTCATCGCTGTGACCTTTTGCTTTTAGACTATGCATATACTTAATGCTACCTTCTTCTACATCTTCATCGTTTTCAACTTGTACCTTGTTACCTGACAGTTTGGATACAAACTTCTCGACTAGATCCCCTACGGAATCGCCAAAACGTTTTCTAGCGGAAATAACAACGCCAGTTTCACCTTTTGGAAACGCTCCAGTTTCTTTGTCATAGAATGAGCGAACAAACTCAATGATATCTTCTGTAGATGCTTTTTCATCTTTAGGCTCTTCATCGCCTGCAAGTTTCATTGCACCATCTTTATCAATAGTTACATCTGTAGTGTCGTCATCTTCTTTTTTCATATCTCCAAAATCTAAATCATCTAGTGCTTCTGGATTATTTTTTTGAATATAACGATAGATAGCAGGTCTAGCACATGACTCTGTATCATTTTTTGCTAGATCTTTTAGTTCGTTCATAAGTCCTTCGTCATCAATAATTCCTTTGAGACTGTTTATTGCATTTGTTGCATCAGGACCTACTGGTAGGTTTTTGCCAATCATTTTGTTCAACATGGCAATACGTTGTTTATCTAAGGCTTCGTCTACAACAGAGTCTGCCCAATTTTCGAATTCTTCTTCTGGGAAAATACTTTCTTCAGGTTCATCATCAAAGTAACCCATTGATTCTAATTCGTCATGTATCCATTGGTCTGGATCACCATCTCTTGCTTTCATTGTACCATATGGCATTTCGCCCGAGTCAGCAAAATAATCAAATAGGTCTTGATATAAATCATTACCATATTCAATACCACCATCGGCTTTTGCTTGTTTCCATTCTTCTGGATGCTTTGCTAAAATTGCATCAATGTCAGCATCTTCTTTTACTACTGCATCTAAATCAACTGTTGTTTCTGCAACACGTTTTTGATGAATAGTATGTAGTAATGGAAATAAATCTTTTAAGTCTTCATTAAATTGTGGAATAGTAAATGCATTGGTAAGTTCGTTTACAACGTCTTCTCCCAATTCAGCGTCTGTATTTTCAACAGGTGCAAAATTTTCTTTTGTTGTTGAATAGTAATTTTGTCCTGCTAACTTTTTAATGTGCGTTCTTAAGTTTTCTAGTTCAATATTACTGCCTTCAATTATATCATTTGAAGTTGTGTTCATAAAGTCTTTCTTACCTACGAATCTTTTAAACGCAGTAAGTTTGGCAATGTTAGACGAAGTTTCAACAATGTGTTTTCCAAAGTCATCATGAGGGAGACCGCCATTGGCAACGTGTCGAGCCATTGCTCTTCCACCTGCTAAATGTGCATAAGGATATTTAAAACGTTCACCTGCTTCATTTTCAATAAACAATGAACTAATGTGTCTTGTTCTAGCACCTGCTTGTTCTGGTGTAATTTCTTTTTTGTGTCTTATAATAAGTTTTGTTTTGTCTAGTTCCTCATAACTAGATTTTGTTGTTCCATACATTGCTGACTCCTGAACTTGTTTGTTTGCCAAGTATTGATAATCTCTTTTGTCTAAATTTGACTTTGCTATATCTCTTGTATCAAAACCCATCATGTGCTTCTTTGCAAAGAAACGCATTTCTTTTAAAAAGTTATACCACTCATTTTCAATAGGCTCTGGCAAGTTTTCTAACATATTTTGACTGTAATAAATCTTTAGTGCTTCGCCTTCACTAATGCTTATACTAACAGCACCTTGATTTTCATCATTTACTACCCAGTCAAAATCATAAAAACGTGCTTGGCTTTCATCTGCTGTAGGTGCGCCATTCTCGTCTCCCATTACAATCTTTGGAAAACGGCTACGAATTTTTTCAAATAACTGCTTTGCTATGCTGTCTAATCCTGTCATACTGTTATTTATGCTACTAGAATGAAATAAAGACAGGCATGGGCATTACACTACTTTCGGCATCTGCATCACGCATCTTCTCATATATAGCAGGATCCCAGTCTGCAAGTATCTTTTGCATACGAATATTAAGCATTGTACTCATTACTAGATCGTCATGTTCGCCAGTTTTAGCACCAAATGTAGTGCCATGTGCAACAAATGCCTTTAGTTCTGATATTAAAGGTTTGGATTTAATCTTAAGTTGTCCATTCTCTAATAGTTGCTTAAATTTAGCACATGCTGAAATTTTTGTCTTGTGTGTTGTATTAAATCCTTTACGGAATTTACGTACATGTCCTTTACGTGCTGGTTCACTTAAAAACATACCATAAATGTTTTCTTCTCCAAACTCGTTGATAGCAACTAATACTGCTTCTCCAATAGTATTATTTTCTACACTGTAATACACTTGTGGTAATTTAGATCCACGTTGTTGACCATCTTCCATTATAGTTTTTGTTATGTCTGCAAGTACTCTAACTTGCACTTGTACAGGTGAAGTATTGTGTTGCCATTCTGCAACTTGTTCAAAACTAGGTAATTCAAAAACTTGTATTGCGGCATAATCTCCGCCTGTACCTAAACTTGGATCTAAACTTACAACATATGTAAAGTTTGGATTTATATCTTTATACCAACGTGTTTGACCAAATTTTCTTAATGGATCTGTACCTTCAAGTTCTGCAAGTTTAACACTATTAATTAATGTTTCGTCAAAGATTAAGAATTCACATTCGTGTTCACGTCTAAAACGTTCTTCACCAATACGTGATTTTTCTTCAGCGGCCCATGCATCATCTCTGTCAGGGTGTTCACTCCAATGTGCTGAAAAAGCATAGAAACCATTTATTCCAACTTCAGTATCATTACCATGTTCATCAAAACGTTTCATTGCTTCTGTCCATATAAGTGCAAACTGATCTTCGTCACTGTTAGGTGTTGAAGTAATGATTGCTTTACCTCCTGTTGCTAGTGTAGGAGATATTGCAGTCCAAAATTCTTTTGCAATAGTAGGATTAACAAATGCAAACTCATCACAATATAGTAATGATATGGACATACCACGTCCTGTATTGTCTGTTGTGGTCTGTGAAACTATTCGTGAGCCGTTATCAAATTCCATTGATCCTTTGTTGTATGAGGTTACACCGCACCTAATATGATCTGGACAGTCTTCGTAAGCATAACGAATACGATGCATAATTTCTTGTGCACCTGCATACTTGTGTGCGGCAATAAGAACAGTTACATCTGGATTGAACATGGCATACCATAATAGATAACCTGCCGCCGTAGTTGACTTACCTGTTTGTCTAGGCAACATGTTAATATTAAATCTATGGCTATGATATGAGTCTACTAATCTTTCTTGAAACTCAAAAGGTTTGAATCTTAATTTCCCTTGTGTAGGATGTTGTATGTAAAAGAAATTATCCATAAAGAATTTTGCGCCTGTGTCGGGGTGAGCACAAGACTGTAATTCTTGTATTTCTTTTTCTGTATATCTAGTCCTTTGGTGTGCTTTTTTAACAAGTACGCCGTCAAGACTTTTTGCATTCTGTGCCATATAAGTATTTAACCCAATATTTGTGGGGATTTACGTTTATTGATACTTGTATCTATAAATGAACGTAGTATATCAAAATGTGTGCTTAAACCTTCAAATAAATCTATATTTAAACATTCACTAGCCATGCTATAACTGCTTTTTCCTATGTTGCTATAGTAACGTATGTCTAAACCTTTATCAGCGCCATATGACGGGAATACGCCTGTTATAAACAAACATGTATCACCTAATTGTTTTGCGTTTTGTGTGTAAGGCCTTTTCAATTTAAGATATGCTTCTGCAAATGATTGTTGTGGCATAAAGTCTGGTTTATCTAAATGACTTGCCAAAAGGTAAACAATGTAAGACTCAAGTTCAATCGGAATGTTATAACCGTATGTTTCTTTTGTCTCACATACTATTTCAAAGAAGGCGTTTGTGTATTCCGTCTTCATAATAGTATTTATTTTACTATTTTATATTTCTATATCGTTATAATAACCTTGATCATAACGTAAATCAAATAGTTTACGTCTATCTTGTTGTATTAGTATAGGTACAGGACTAGCAAATTTTCCATAATTAGGCTCACTCCACAACCATTCATATTCATAACTTACATTTAATTTTTTACAAAGTTTTTTCAGTCGTCTACGATTAATATCTTTGAATGTATATACTATTGCTTGATTGTTTTCTAAAGGTTCCCATGTTCCTGACCATTCCACTATTTTAATTTCGTTCTTTTTCCATGCCGCTAAACTCCATGGACATACAGGTTTTATTTTTTGGAAATATTCTGCCCAGTCAATCATACGAATATTTAATGAAAAAAATAGGCGCCTGAGCGCCTATTGAATCTATTATAATTTTTAAATTACGTTGCTATTAATGTTGCCGCGTCAGTTACTAATGTACCGCTTGTATCAATAGTATTTGGTCCAACTGCTGTTACTGTGCTAGTTGGATAGTTTGCCGCTTTACCAATTAGTCTAATACGTGCTTGTAAGTCTGCCGCTGTTGCTTGGTTATCCATTACTACAGTCATTGTACCACTGTTGTCATCAGTAGTGCAATAAATTAAAGGATTAATTTCTTTACAAATTGCTTCAACTGTTTCGTCAATGGCATCATCTTCACCTCTTAGATCAACTGCTGTACCGTTTGCAATTTTTACTAAAATTTTAAAAGCGAATGCTCCTGGACTAAAAACATTTCCTGCTGTTGATAATCCTGATCCGTGTACTCTTGCTACTGTTGCCATTTTTTATCCCCTTACTTCTTTTTACCTTTGCCGCGTCCACGACCTTCTGTTGTTTTGATATCTTCTTTTGGCATTTTACCACGTCCTCTACTAGCCATTACTTTACCACGACCACGTCCAGCCATTAGTTTACCACGGCCACGTCCTGCCATAAGTTTACCTCTGCCTCTACCTTCGTCTGTGCTTTCTTTGCCATCTGATAATGCATTCCAAAGTTCTTCTTTAAAAGTTTTATACTCTGTTCTTAATTTATCTTCGATTGATTCCAATGGATTATCTCCACTGTTTGCTGGAATCATTTTGGTTTTTCTTGTTGCCATACCTGCGTCTTTAGCATAGTCTGGATCATAACCTTTGTAAGTAGGTTCTTCTCTTTCATCTCCCATTGAATTTGCAAAACCTTCTTCTGCTTCTTCATCTTCACTGCCACATGGTGAACCATTTACGTTATCATCTGGTTTCATCATTGGAACATTATCTTTGTCTGGCATCATTTCTGGAGATACTTGCTGTAATCCTGCAAGTTTCATAATTTGTGCAATCATTGGTAAGTCTTCTGGTGAGTCTGCACTAATTGTAATTGACTCTTTAACATCTTCTTTTTTAAGATCGTCTTTGCCTTTACCGTCTATGGCATAATCCGGAACCATTTTACCTGTCTTAGGATCTTTTACCATTTTCTTTTTTGCCTCTTCTACTGGAGGATTCATTTTTTCTGTATTATCTACAGCGTCATTAATTACATTAGGATTCTTTTTATCTAATTCTTTCAAACGTTCTAGTACGTCATACATTTCACGTGATGCCATTATTCTGCTCCTTTATGACGTTCTTTTTGTTCTTTTGCTAACTGCTGTAAAAACGTCTCTTTACCTTTTTCAGTTGTTACTAATTTGTCTTTGTCTACTTCAGGTGAGTCTTTGTATTCACTATCTAAAAGTTTATCTTCGTATGGCTTTTCGTCTTCGCTACTTGCTTGATATTCTTCTGTTGGTTCACCTGGTTTACGTACACGTATCATATCATCTTGCATATTAAGTACGCCTGATAGATATGCTCTTAATTCATGTTGTGTAGTTGGATAATTTACAGTTGTTTCATATACTGTTACTTCTGTATTTGTCAACTGTGGGAAATCTAATGGCACACTTTGTATTGGTGTCTTCTTACCTGCTGATAAATTAGCAACATCAAACTTCTTTAATGCTACTTCCAATTGATCTTCAAAACCTTCTTCTAAATCTCCAGCAACTTTGATTACAAAGTCATACTGCTTTGCGGCTTCTGCAAGATATTTTTTAAATGTGTCAGCCATCATATTCTCCTTTAACTACGTTTATTTATCTTGATCCTTGTTTAAAATCTTATCTAAAATGGCGTTGCGATCCATGACTACATAGCCTTCTGCATCCACTGTATCAGCATTATCACCCTGTTTTTGATCTAAATTTTGTTTTTTAAGTTGTAATTCAACCATTTTTAACTTTTTATCTAGTTTTTGACTCTTTGCATCTATGGCATTTTTAAGCATATTACTTGCTGTCTCAAATACCCTACCTGCATATCTAGATTCTACATTCATGCCCAAGTCCATTAGATCTTCATAACTTTGTTTGGCTTTTTCTGCTAGATCATCTAGTTCTTTATCTGCTAATTCTCCAAGTCCTTTTACCATGGGTAAAGCGGCAGAGATTTTATCAAATTCTGCAATACTTCGCTCAAGGTTGTCAGTTTCTTTTTTGACCTCAACAACTGTTTTTGGTTCTTCAACCTGCTCCATAGTTTCTTTAACTTCAGGTAGATCTAACAATTCTTCTAATTTCTTTGTCATAATAATACTTATCTTCTCTTGCCTTGGTGGAATAAATCTTTTTCAGTTACCACTCTAAATTGGATACCATACTGCTTACAGTATTTGGCGGCCGCTTCCCATTTTGCTTTATTCTTAATATAGTTTGCTTGGTTGTATGCACTTTTGCCAACTTGTTCTTTGACTGTATGGTTCTCTGGTTTAATTTCAATTATTTCCGCTTTAGTTTTTCCTTTACTGTTTGCATACACAATAAAAAAGTCAGGAACGTAAACTGTATACTTTCCATCTAACGGATTTCTATAAGGAATCTTTATACTTTCACTTGCCCATTTTGCAACTGCTGGATGTTCATCACACAGTTTCATAAAATGCCATTCCCAACTTGATCTATAATTAGGAGTTTTGTTTCCTATATATTTTTCTGGGTTTTTTAGTTCATACCTGCCACGGGCAAAGTTTCCTAATTTGGCCATTATGCAATGATGTTCCTCTTGGCTGGGTTATCTCCAGTATCTGGCTTTCTAGTTCCTAATGCAGAAACATTTATTCTGTTTATGTTTAAAATTTCTCCTAGTACATTGTCTAGTTGTGTTTCTGTTAAGCCTTGTAGTTGTGAAAGTAATTCAAATGGACTTACTTCATCTATCTTACATTGTTTTAAAAATATAAATGCTACACTTTTTGCCGCACTTTCTTGCATTCCTCTTTTTTGAAAAAATGCTATTGCGGCATCACTTTCACTTGCTTTAAATTGTAGTTCTAATTTGTTTAAAGAATCAAAATATAAGATACTGTCTTCTGCACTATCTTTCTTTTTTATTTGAACATCTAATGGTAAGTTCGAAAAAGTTTCTTTCATTTTATTTTCCTACTGTACTGGTACAACTGTTAATGCAGATGTGCCTCGTTGAACATACTCATAATTTTTATTAAGAAGTACAGCATCACCTGCTTGATATGTTATATTATTGTTTGCACTGTTTATAGCATTTTGAAATGCTTGTACAGATCCATCTCCTAAATTATTGCCGAATGATCCAACTCCTGTTGTACCTTCTGCTACACCTAATTCTTTTAACCTTGCAGTTTCTGCTGGAGTAAAGTAACTATTATTTTCAACAGTGTTAGTTTCTGCTTTATTTTGTATATCTTTAGAGTTTGCCACTACTGTGTCTTGTGTTTCAACTTTTACTGCTTGTGTTTGTCCTACTTTGTTTAATCCTGCAATTTGCACAGTATCTTCAATAGTGTTTGTAATTGCACCTGTTGCAATACTTGTTATCTCACTTTTAACACCTTGTTTAGTTAATTTTTTTGCATTCTCGTATGTGTTCTTTGCCTTAATTGCTGTACCAAGTAGTGCAAGTGGATTACTTGTTACGTTAGGATCCATTAAGTCACCAAACACATCTAGTCCTCCAGCAAGTACTCCTGTGTTACCAAACAACGATGCACTTCCTCCGCCTAGTATACTTAAAGGACTTGGTGTTGAATCATAATGTAATTGTGCAAATCCATCTGGATTGTTTTTGCTTACTCTACCTTCAGCATATTTTATTCCTTCATATATCAAAGTCATTTGATTGTCTGCTGGTGCACTACTACTTGAATTAAGTTGCGGACCTTGCCAACTACTAATGATAGGATTAATTAATGTATATTCAAAAAATCTGTGTCTACTTAATTGATAGATACTAATCTTATTAAAGAAATGACCAGCAGTGTAACTGTCATAACCAAAACTATAAGGTGCTTGACCTGCTCCTTGTTTTCCTCTACTGCCACCATCGCTTTTTGTTGCCGCGCCATTGTAAGCAGGCTGTCTAGACAGTTCATCTGGGTAGTTAGAATCAGCATAATAATTTTTAAAGTATTGTTGCCACATACCGCTTACCATGTTTACGTTATCATCATGGAAAGTAATATTAATTGGTGTATATTGTACTTGTGTTTGTACATTTGTTTTTTTACCGTATTGATTTTTTACTTCGGTATTAACATTTACTCCTGGTACTTGACATGCTTTTACAAGCATTCCAACTTCAATGTTAGGTTCTGACTTTGACCATCCTATACCTGCACCTGGTGATCTTGCCGCGGCCTTATTAATATCAAAATAAACATGGTATAAAAATTCAACTTTAGGTGCAAGACGCATGTAGTCATCTGTAAACAATCTTGCCGCATGTTGATAATCTCTCATATCTCCAGCACCGCCAAAAATGCCGCCTACTACATTGCCTAAAAATTTGGTTACTTTGCTCATACTATTATTTAGTCGTAAAAAAAGGCCGAGATATTTTACGTCCCGGCCTTATAAACAGATGACTACTAATTAGATATTAGCCTGTTGCTAAAGTTCTAATTGTTCTTCCGATAGCAGTTCCAATACCGTTTGGTTGACCAGCACCATTAGTTTGGATAGCGTTATCGTATTGCAGTGACATTGTAATGTCAACTGGATTTGAATCTGAGTATGTTAACTGATTGTAGTTAATGTCTTGTACAAAACATCCAACTAGTTCAAATGTTTCAAGTACACTTGGTGTGTTAGCACCGTTACCACCGTCTAGGATTTCAATTCTTGTTTTGAATTTGTAATCTACGCCGGAAGCCGCACTTGATTGTTCGAAGAAATCGAATTGTTTCTGTAACTGTTGACCTGCACTCTTACTCACAGCGTTGTTTACATCATCACGTATTGTGATTGTAATTGGTTGCCATGTGTGTTTACCTGCATAGTAAACTTTTGAGTTGTAAACGTCAATTGCAATTGATTCGAAGTTTACATTCGGTCTTGTTACATCAATTACTTGTTTTGTAAGTTCAATGTTAGGAGCACCAGCACCAAAATTTTCAAGACTCACTCTAAAGCGATACTTGAGTTTTGGCATCAACAAGCCTTGTGAACTTGCAGATTGGTCACTCGCCAACGGAACTGTAAATTTGCTTAAACTTGAAATAGCCATCTAATTTGCTCCTTGTATAGTTTTATTTATCCCCATTATTGATTGCCCAAAGTTGCTATCTCGCCAGTGTTCTTTAAGCGTAATGGAATGTAAATGAATTCCACACTTTTCACTGGTTCAATTGCAACGTCAACATATAGTTCGTTGCGATCAATTCTTGCTGGAGTGTTGTTTGTATCATCACATACAACTAGGAAGTCATATAATGCTCTTTGACCTACAAGTTCAAGTAATAAACTTTCAGTTGCTTGTTTGATTTCATCACGTGTAATCTTATCGTTTGGTTCAAACATAAACGGTTTAGCAAGTAGAGTCATTTGACGTCTTAAGTATGCAACTAATCTTGCAACATTAATTCTGTCCAATGAACTAGCATTTTTTGCTCTTGTGTGTTGACCAAAGTTTACTAATCCACTACCAGTAATAAATGTTAATGGGTTAATTTTAACTCCGGACATTGTTTCACGTACACCGTCATTTAGTGCTACTGCATTAAATTCGCCTTCGCTATCAATAAATCCTACGCTTGATGCGTTGCTAATACCACCACGTCTTGTACCTGCTGGTGCAAACCATGGAAACGATACAGCATCACTTACTGCAATAGTACGTAGCATCATGTGACTTGGTGGAACAACAATATTTTTACCTGTTACATCAGTTGTTAGTCCTGATGGATAAAACGCCGCCATGTACTCATCGTATGACACCATTCCATCTTCGCCATCAGTAGTTGCACCTGCTGTGTTGTTACCCCAATTTTGTAACGAAGTTGCATTTGGTTGTAGTCTAAACGGAGTATCAGCAACAACAAATCCTGTTAAGCCTCTGTCTACGTTTAGTCCAATTAAGTTACTTGTAAGTTCTGGATAACCAGGAGCACTTAACAATGTAAAGTTACGTGTTTCTTCGTCACGTAGCAATTCATTACTATCAACTGCACTCTTAAGTCCAGCAATAATAGTTTGTCTTTGTGCATGTCTGCCAAATAATCCTGAACCGTCTTCTTTAGTTGTGTTCCAACCAATCCAACGTGCTTTTTTATAAGCCGACATTTCTTCACTTAGGTAACGTGTGTTTTTACCACTGTTTGCTGTGATATCAATTTGATTTGCTACAAATTTCTTAACATTGAAACCTGAACGTCTAGTGTTCCATAATAGCATACCTCTTGGATATAAGTCTGGATCTGGAGCATCTGGATCTACATAGTTAGAACTTAACAATGCTTCAATAGTTGCCGCAGTATCGCCTGTAGCACCTGCTGATCCATAACGTGCATCTGCAAATACAATTCCATCTTCAGTAGTTTGATCAGTTACATCAATTAATACCCATTCAGTTGCTGAATTATCCCAACGGTAAATTTTAGCACCGTAAGCATCTATGTCAGCAGTTGAAACCCAAATATCACCTTCAACTAGATCAGTACCATCTGACTGTCCGCCAGTTTTTGCTGGAGCAGTTGCTGATACAATCGGTCCTTTAGGATCAGTTGCACCCGCTAATGGTGTGTAATTTAAATAACCTACCCACTTGCTTCCATCATGTACCATAATATCAACTTCATCTAATGTTGTGTTGTACCATAGTGTACCGTCTGCTGGAGTTGCTGTTGGAGCATTATCACTTGCTTCGTATACAAGTGGTTTCCAGTTACTAATAATGTGTGAGTGATCATCATCTGCGCCTGCTGTGTAGTAGTTTGCAGTACCTGATTCAACACCTGCACCTGAACGTGCCCATGCTGTAAATCCTGCACTTGGTAAAATACTTGACGCATCTGTAATTTTAATTTCGCCGCCTAATGCATGGCTTATTGAAAGGTAACCATTACTTACTGTTGCAGTAATGTGTTCAAAGCCTGCCGCACTAATTGCTGACGCAACACCTTCAACTGTTGCTGTTGATACAGTTACAGTTTTAGCAGTTTGATAAACGTTACTACCGTTATCTGTTTCTGCCATTGTAAATGAACCTGTAGTTACAGTTGGGTTTGCACCTTGTTCAATGCCTGTTGCACTTGTTGGTGAACTTGTTACTCTTCTGTATAATTTAAAGTTAACTAACTTTTCAACACCTGTTGTACTATCTTCTGATCCGCCTCTACCTGAGTAGTTTGCAAGAGCAAATATTGTACCTGCGGAAATTAAAGTACCGCCTGTAGAGTCAATTGTGTTAACTGCTTCTTCTCTTGTATTGTAAACTGGTGTAGTCACTGTTGACCATACACCTAAACTATCGTTCCAAACTTGTACTTTAATGTTGCACCTAAGTTTGGTGAAGTAGTTTTCATCCAAACACTTCCACTTGGTTTAATACCACTTCTAGAAGTTCCTGCTACTGTTACAGTATCTGTTGACTTCCATGTTGGAACGTTTGAGTGTTTTGAAATTTGTACTGCCATACCTGAATAGTATGTTGCAGTAATACCTGTTTGTGTTTTTAGTGTACTTCCAGTTGCATCTTCAATTACAATAGCACCATCATCTGTAGTACCATCTGAACTTGAAGTTCCATCACTGTAAATTTCTAATACACCTGTTGTTGTTACTTTAGCACCAACACCTTGGATACTTGCACCGTTAATTGCATTTGCAAGTGCAGTGTTTGTAGTACCTGAAAGTACAACACTTGTACCGTTAATAATAAGTGCTTGACCATTTAATAATGTTGGACTTGATACAGTACCTTGAATTGCTGGCCAACTAGATGCCCAACTATCTGAACTAAATGTTGAGTCACCACTTGTTAAAGCGGCAATGTTTGCACTAGTTGTAGAACCTACTTTGACCCAGTTGTTGTCTGCATTTTTATAGTATACATCATTTTGTATTCTTGCAGTTACTACAGCGTAATCACCTTTTGCACCTACGCTTGGTTTAGGATCACCAGTTGCAACATCTCCAACAAGTTGTGTAGCGGAGTTAAGAACTAAAGGAATCTTGTTAGTGAATTTTTGTGTTGCTCTGTTCCATTCAAATATACCATATAATGAATCGTTTGTATCTAACCAATATGTACCATCTGCTGGTGTACCTGCTGGTGCAGATGAACTACCTGTAAGTTCAGCAAGGTCAGCATCTGCTCTTACAACGTATGCTCTATTTGCTACGCCTAAGAAAGAATATGCTGATTGCAATCCGTACTCATTAAGTTCATTACCATGTAATGGATTGTTAGATGAATCTGTATAAAACTTTGGATTACCAAATGTTTCTGTTAATTCTCTTTGTGATGTAATTAGGTATGGTGTTCCAGCATTAGATTTTAATGTTCCTTGTGCTGTTCCTGTACCTGCGCCATTTGGCTTATTAGCGGCAGTTGCTACGATAATTAGTGGTACCGTTGCGGCCGCGGCTGGCGTATAAAAACTTTCGTCTATTACGCTAACTTCAACTCCTGGTGATGTAAGTGCCATCTTGTTACTCCTTTAATTAAGTTCTTAAACATATTTAGCCACTTCTACTAAAAATGCGGTATAATAATAGGCGGAAAAGGTACCGAAAAGGGCGGTAAATACAGTTATGGCAAGACCTTTATGTAAAACATGTAACCGTAGACCCTGTGCAGTAAACTATAAGAAGGGTCGTAAGACTTACTATAGAAGTAAGTGTGAACAGTGTGCAAGGGGAAGAACTCCAAGTACACCTATGTGGTATCAACTAGGATATAGACAAAAAGATAAATGCGATAAGTGTGGTTTCACAAGCAAACACAGTGAACAATTTGCTGTTTATCATATTGACAGCAAACTAACGAATTGTAGACACAGTAATCTAAAAACTGTGTGTGCTAATTGTCAGCGTATATTACACAAAGAAGGATTTACTTGGAAACAAGGTGACTTAACACCCGATTTTTAAGAAACTCTACACTATCATTGTTTTCAATGGTAGCATCAAAGTCTACGTTACACCATGCCCATTCTGATATATGTACTTCAGGAAAGTTTTCTTCCATTTTATGAGCAACTACAATATTTTTTGCACCTTTGTTGCTATTAATCTGACGCATTTGATGCTGTGCAATAGTCCACCATTCTGGTTCATCACCACGTTTTACACGCCATAATTTTCCACCTATTGAACGTAGCATATTTGCTTCATTTTCAAAACGCACATCTGGAATAACAAATTTACCCTCAGGATTTTCAAGTAATTGCTTTTTAACAAGGCTAACCCATATACCGTCATAGAATCCATTACGCATACAATCTGTTCCAAATAATTGTAATACCAGTCTTGGTGTAATTGGATTACCTGTTTCTGTACTCCAATAAGGATCTACTTTTTCACGCCATGCACGTGACTCAGGAGTTTTGCCTTCAAGCATTTCTCTTTCCCAACCAAATACACTGGCTACTCCATCTTTGAGTTTGTCTGCAAATGAAATTTTTGTAAAGCCTTGATGCTCGACTAAGAAGTCTGCCACAGTTCCTTTACCTGAACCAATAAGTCCGCAAATACCAATTATCATAAAAGATCCTTTATTAAAAGTATCTCTAAATTGTATAGTCATTGTATAGGAAAGTCAAGTAGTTTTTAGCCAATTACGAACGACAATGGTTTAGAACCATCTACGTAATTTGCCAAATCCATTTCCAATTTCTCCATTTCGGCTTGGGCATCTGCTTTGAGTGCATCACCGTTTAGTGAAGTACCACCTTGTGGTGTAGATATTGTTGCGAATTTGCCACGTGCTTCACCTAGCATATATTTACATACTGCTAGTGTGTAGTCTTTCAACCATTGTCCTGCATATGGATCACTTAATAAATTAAAGTCCGGACGATAATTGTATATTTGCATAAGCACTTGTTCATCTGATCTAGGTCTTTGCATAATTGTTAACTTTTTACTTACAGGATCAAATTTAAAATTTATAAAACTACCAAACATTTTACCTACTAGTTCTTGATAACCTGCAAAAGCAAAGTAAGTTCCTAGTCCGCCCATCTGTGATGAATTTAAAAGATAGGTATTTGTATATGCTAGATTGAAAGGTTCAAATAATGTACCTCCGTCTCCGCCTCCTGATCGAGATCCAATAGAACGTCTAAACAGTTCTCTAACTTCAATTACTTCGTTTGGTAAAATATAATCGTTTGTATCTTCTTGGAATTCTAATATTGCATATGATTCTTCAACAGCGTTTTCTGCACGTTGTCTGTATTTTCCAAGTGCCTTTTCTAATCCTACTTCATAATGTTTAGGATCAAGTTCTACATCGACCATTCCGTCGCCAAGTAGAGTACGAACGTATTCAAAGACTGCCTGTTTTTTATTTTCTAATTCAGTGCTCATAGTAATATTTATCCTGTTGGTGCTGTGTTCTTATATGGGTGACTTACAGGTAAATTACTTGCTAATCCCCACTTGTGGGCAATATAACCTTCTGCTTTTATAACATCTGTGATGTCGGTTCCACCTGTGCCTGGAGCACCTGCTACGTGAAAATATTCTGCCATACGTCCATTTAGTTTTACATTTGATCTGTTACGCATCATACGAACATCACTTACATTGGTATTCATCGAACTGCTGTAAGGGTCTACATCAGTTCTAGTAGTGCCGTTCAATCTACCAAATATTTGGTTACCTGTTTTATTGAACACAATGCTCACAATAGTCCAAGTGCTTGAATTGATGCCTACT